CAAGAGTAAAAAGGATATACCTATGCCTAAGTTCAACAGCTCTAAATATATGGCAAAGTTGGTGTGTGCATCGTGCATTGAGCCTAACTTGAACGACAAGGCACTGCAAGACAGCTACAGTGTAATGACTCCTGAGGAGCTGATAAAAGAAATGGTGGACTCTCCGGGTGAATATTCGGACCTTTGTGATTTTGTACAAGGGCTAAGCGGATTTGACGTAACACTTGATGATAAGGTGGAAGAGGCAAAAAACTGATAAATGAAGACAGTATGGCTATGTATGCTCATTACTGTCTTCAAAAACTTCATATATTACCCTCGACCTTTGATGATTTGGATATCAATGAAAAAGCATTTATTATTGCAAGTGTAGATATAAGAGCCGAGGACGAGAAAAAATTAAGTAAAAAATAGTTGCCTAATATGAAAATATTGTGTATTATAAGGATGCGCAATATTTTACATAGGAGGGATATAATTATGTTGAAAAAATTAATTTGTGTTATGATTTGTTTATTAACTCTTGCATCTTATGGATTTGCTCAGACTAAAAAAACTGTACAGGACTCAACTCCGATTTTTAGCAGTGATTTTATTGATACAGTTGACATATCGAAACTGTATGCAATAAATGGTACAGGTCAATATAAGGGCAAAAAATTGTTAAAGGGATTTAAGGGTCATAGTAAATGTATAATATCATTTACAGGTAAGTATAATTCATATTCAGGTTCAGTAGAAATCAAAGGCAAAACCTATTCAAATATGCAAGAAACAATTAGTTGGACGAATGTAGAGGGAGTAAAGTTAAAATCTACCAGAGGAGAGTTTTACGAATATTTGGACGTGGCAATTCCTTTTTATGATAAGCTTAGAAACCATAATGAGTATACATACTCTCAAGAATGGTTTAATGATAAGTATGGAAAGTTGTATGAGGATTATTTCAGATATAATTATGAAATTGAAACGGGTACTGAATTGCTGGAGCTTTACATGGAAAGTATAGACCCAACACCTAAAGTAGATAGATTTAGTATGAGAGATATTGATATGAGTTTTTTTGATAAAAAGGAAGAGCCTATTGATTTAGACGGTATTAGATAATGTACTTTGCAAAACTGAATATATTTTTTAAAGACACTGTAAAAGGTGTCTTTTTTAATGCAAAAAATTTTAAAAAAATCTCTTGACTGATACGTATTAAGTACGTATAATATACTTTGTAAGGAGGTTGTATGGCTAATACAAAAACTTACAAAGAAGTGGTAAAAATTATTTTAAATAACGGTTATGTTCTTGTTAGAACAAGTGGTTCGCATGAAATATATGTTAAAGACGGTATTGCATGTCCTGTGAAGTGTAACAAGAAAGATATACCGGCAGGGACGCTTGCTAATATTAAAAGGATAACAGGGCTAAGTTTTTAGCCCTACCACTGAAAAAAGCGGGAGGTTTATATGGTTAAAGAGTTTATTTATCCTTTTATAATAAGATATGAAGATGGTGTATATTATGCTAATTCCACTGATATAGATGAATGCTTTACTGACGGGGATAGCATACAAGAGGTAATAAGTAATATCGATGATGTGTTAGAGGCTATGGTGTCTTATTATATTGAAGAGAATAAGACACTTCCACAGCCTAATTTTGAAATAGAAACTAAGGGTAAAATCTATATTTCTAAAATAAAAATAGATATTGATAAGTTGAAAAATAAGAGCATAAAAAAAACTCTCAGTATTCCTAAATGGATAAATGATGAAGCTATGGAAAAAGGTGTCAATTTTTCTAAAATTTTACAAGATGCCCTAATTGAATATTTAAAATAAGATATTTATTTAACCACTCTGATTGTAGGGTGGTTTTTTAATGGGGAAAAGGAGGTGAATAAATGGCAAGTATATCAACTACGATTACAGCGGTTGACAGGATGTCGGGTCCACTTAGACAGATATACCAAAATGCAAGAATCCTAAGAAATGAGCTTGAAACCATAGGAAGACTATCCTCATTAAATAATGTAGGAGCTTCAATGAATAATTTAACTCGAAATGTAGTTAATAATGTAAATATTATAAATTTACAACTTAATCAAGTAAACAATAATATAAGGGACGCATTTAACAGTTCGGTTGTCAATAATTTTAATCAACAAGTCAGAGAAGGTCAATCAGCTGTTGGTGGATTTGAAGGAAAAATAAGAAGCCTTGTTGGAGCTTATATTGGGCTAAGAGGTATTCAAAAAATAGTTGGGTTATCTGATGCTATGGCTTCATCTTCAGCTAAATTAAGTGTCCTTGTAGACGATAACGGAAGCGTTGAAAATCTGGAACGAAAAATATTTGCTTCTGCTCAAAGGTCAAGAGCAAACTATATAACTACTATGGGGACAGTGGCCAAACTTGCAAATAATGCAGGCGAGGCTTTTGCAAATGGAGATGAAACAATACAGTTTGCCGAAAATTTGAATAAGTTATTCGTAATCAACGGAGCAACTCAAACAGAAGTTGCGTCCGCCTCTCTCCAATTAACTCAAGCATTAGGTTCAGGGGTGCTAAGAGGAGAGGAACTTAACGCAGTATTTGAGGCGGCACCTGCCGTGATTCGGACTATAGCTGATTATTTACATGTTCCAATAGGTCAGATAAGAGCGATGGCAAAAGAAGGAAAGATAACAGCAGATATTGTTAAAAGTGCTTTGCTTGGGGCAACTGACCAAATAAACAGCAGATTTAATGCTATGCCTGTGACATGGGGGCAAGTATGGACTAATATAGTAAATAGATTTATTGAAGTAAGTAGACCATTACTTCAATTTATCTCGATGCTTGCTCAGAATTGGGCAACTTTAGAGCCTGTTGTACTTGCGGTAATAGCTGCTGTTGGATTTTATATAGTTACTACTAAGTTGGCAACTTTGGCAACATATATATTGTTTAATCTTCTAACACTTAATCCTATAATGTGGGTTGCTATGATTATAGGTATACTTGTCTATATGATTTACAAATGGATACAATCAGTTGGTGGCGTCCGTGTTGCGTGGGCGATTGCTATGGATGTAATGCTCACTGCTTTTGATGATTTTAAAATAAGTTTTTTAACAGGAGTTTTTGCAGTAATGAACGGCTTTATGCTCTTGAGCTTGAAAATTGAAGAAGTGAGAGTTGGTATATTAAATTCGCTCGGTGATATGAAAGCAGGTGGTTTAATGATTATCCAAAATTTTGTAAATGGTGCAATATATTACATCAACGAGCTTATTAAGCAAGTAAATAATATTCCGGGTGTTGCCATTCCTTTAATTAAACAAGTAAGCTTTGGAACTCAGGTGGCAATAGAAAATGAGGCGGCTAAAGCAGGAAGAAACGGAGCACTTGAAGAAATTAGAAACAATATTGACGAAAATATAAAAAATAGAGATGTGTATCTTCAAGCGTTAAAAACAGAGGCAAATGCAAAGCATGAATTGAGATTGACTCAAACGGCCAAATTAATGTCTGAAAATGACGGTGGACTTAAACTAAACGGCCTTGGTATGGGAGCAACTCTCCCTGCAGATGTCGGTAAAATCAAAGATAATACAGGGGCTATGCACGATAAATTGTCTAAGTCTGAAGAGGATTTGAAGTATCTTAGGGATATTGCGGCAAGAGATGCTATAAACAGATTTACCACTGCGGAAATAAAAATAGAGCAACACAACAACAATAATATAAACTCCGATATGGATCTTGACGGTGTCGTGGACTACTTGGTAACAACAACTGCTGAGGCGGTGAATTCTGTTGCGGAAGGAGTGCATATTTAATGTATGAGCTATTTTTGGACGGGATACAGATGCCTGTTGCTCCGTCTAATATTACAGTGAAGATTAAAAATAAGAACGAAACAATTAATCTTATCAATGGTTTGGAGATTAATATACTAAAGACAGGCGGTCTTTTTGACTGTAATTTTGACCTTCTTATCCCAAGTGCAAAATATCCGTTTGCTGTCTATCCGGACGGATTTAAACCTGTACATTTTTATATTGATAAGTTTGAAAATTGGAAGGCTGAAAAAAAGCCTATAAGATTTGTCATACTAAGGAATATGCCAAGCGGAAAGATTTTGCATGAGACTAACTCTCTTGTATCTCTTGAGGAGTATTCTATAAAAGACGATGTAAAAGAGGGCTTTGATGTCGTAATATCAGTGAAATTGAAACAGTTTAAAGAATATAAAACTGATGTCAAGATATACGAAGAGATAAAAAAAGGCTCCGGAAAGATAAAAAAAGTTTCGACTGCGGCGAAAAATGTTGTATCGAAATTAAAGGCAAGAGATAAAGGTAAAAATGGTAAGTACAAGACGTATAAGGTGGCACAAGGAGATACCCTATGGATAATAGCCAAAAGAAGATACGGAAATGGCGATATGTATAAGAAGATTTACGAATTAAACAGGGGCAGTATAACTAATCCTAATGTAATTCGTGTAGGTCAGGTATTGAAAATGCCTTAGAGGTGTATATGTTAAGGATATTTATTACAAACAAGGGCAAGACGTATGAGCCTTTGGTAGAAGATGAAGTTACATTTTCTACGGAAAGAAAAGGAGCACCGGGTCAACTTAATTTTAAGGTAGTAAAGGATGATTATATTGATTTTCAGGAAGGTAATGAAGTCAGATGTGTAAAAGACGATAAGGAAGTATTTTTCGGTTTTGTGTTTACTAAAAAAAGGAACAAGGAACACAGGATAGATGTAACTTGCTACGACCAACTCAGGTATCTGAAGAATAAAGATACTATCGTATATGAGAATAAGACTGCAAGCGAATTTTTGAAGATGATTGCCAATGATTTCAACTTAAAAGTTGGAGCTGTCGAAGATACGAAATTTAAGATAAAGTCAAGGGTGGAAGAAAATACGACCTTATTTGATATGGTGCAAAACGCCCTTGACGAAACACTCCAAAATACCAAGCAGATGTATGTCTTATATGATAACTTTGGAAAACTGACTTTGAAAAATATTTCTAATATGAAAACTGATCTTTTGATTGATGAGGACTGTTTACAAGATTTTGATTATACTTCTTCGATAGATGTCAATACCTATAACACTATAAAGCTGTCGTATAAAAATAAAAAAACAGGCAAGCGAGATATTTATATTACAAAAGACGGCAGTAATATTAATAAGTGGGGTATTTTACAGTATTTTGAAGATATTAAAAGTGATAAAAATGCTAAGACAAAAGCAGATGCTTTACTTGAACTGTATAATCATAAGACAAGAAACTTGACTTTAAAAGGTGTATTCGGCAATTTGAAAGTAAGAGCCGGCAATATGGTAATCGTCAATCTTAATATCGGAGATATTATCACTAAAAACTATTTTATTGTAGAAAAATGCAAGCATATTTTTAAAAGCGATGAACACTTTATGGATTTGTTGCTTATAGGGGGTGATTTTAGTGCTTGATGCAAGGGATTTTGTCGGCATTATCAAAAAATCGGCGTTGGATGCGGTGGAGCATAGCAAGGTCTGTGATGTTTTTTTCGGTGATGTTGTTTCGGACAGTCCGCTTAAAATATCTATTGACCAAAAACTTATCCTTGGTGAAAATCAATTAGTGCTGTCAAGAAACGTTACGGACTATAATGTGGATATGACAGTAAATCATACTACTGAAGAGGCACTTGACGGATCTTTTTCACACGCTCATAAGTATAGTGGTGTAACTGATGATGAAAAATGTACTCCTGAGGCTAAGGAAAAGCACAAGCATAAGTATAGCGGTATAACTGATACGGTTACTGTGAGTGGGCTAAAGCATATTCACGGATATGTGGGTAGAAAAACTTTTTTAGTCCATAATAAACTTGTTAAAGGTGATAAGGTCATACTTCTCAGGGTCAGTGGCGGTCAAAGATTTGTAGTCTTAGACAGGGTAGGTGCATAATGATACCTCAAATTGAAAATGTAAATATAGAGATAGTAGATGAGCCGACTTATACTTATGGCTTGGATATATATAATAATACTCTGAAACATAATGTCGACGGGATAGAGGCAATGGAGCAGGCTATTTATAAAGTCATATTTACTACTAAGGGCGAGCATATTATATACTCTGACGAATATGGAATATATCTCAAAGATTTGTTCGGTATGCCTCGGTCCTATGCTTGTGTTGAAATTGAAAGAAGAATTAAAGAGGCTTTACTTAAAGATGAAAGAATATTTGAAGTATTCGACTTTGATTTCGACCTGTCTAAAAAATCTGTTGTTTTTGTTTCTTTTGAAGTGTCGACAGTCTTTGGGAATGTAAAGATAAGTGGTGAGGTGATGAATTAGTGGATATTGTAAAAAAGTATGAGGACATATTATCGGATACTTTAAATCGTGTTTCTGATGATTTTGATAAAAGAGAAGGTTCAATGATTTTTGATGCCGTTTCACCGGTATCTGTCGAAATGGTGCATTTATACATTGCACTTGAATATATGTTGAAACAGTCTTTTGCAGAAACTGCGGATAGAGAATATCTTATTAAGATTGCAAAATCTGTCGGTGTGGATATACTTCCACCTACCACTTCTATTATCCTTGCTACTGTGGATCCTGCGGACTTAGAGCTTGACAATGAGGATAGGTTTAATGTCGATGAGCTTAATTTTAAAGTAATAAGAAAAGTGGACGAAGGAATATATGCTCTTGAATGTGAAACGGCAGGGCAGATAGGAAATGTTAAAGATGTAAGCTTTACACCAATACAAGATATCGAAGGTTTTAATTCTCTTACATTTAAGAAAATTGAAAGATATGGCGAAGATGAAGAGAGTACGGAACACCTAAGAAACAGATATTTTATAAAAGTAAGGGAGCCTGCGACATCAGGTAATATATATCATTACAGGCGGTGGAGCTTAGAGGTAAATGGAGTTGGAGCTGTC